GACATGCTCTTTTCTTAGGAGTTTTTCTGCAGTCAATGTTAAATTTTTTAATTTGACCTAAATTTCTAGCACAAAAAGATCTTTTACGTGGTCCTCCTCCAGGTTGTGGTGCCTTGAGTTTAGAACCAGTCTTTCTGTTGATCATCTTACGTCCCTTGGCTGTAAGACCACCTGATTTGCTTTTACAACCATTCTTGATTGAGCAACCCTTCATTCCTCCTTTTTTCTTGCTAGCCATTATTTTCCAACTTTTTTCTGTGCCATCTTATGTGACTCACCAAATGATGCACCATTTTTCATTGCATCAACCATCATTTGCATATGTTTTTTACTATGATGTACAGAATGTTTTTTAAGTGTTTTTTGTTGTCTCATAGTTAATGCACATACATCAACACCTTTTACTTTTCCTATACATTTTTCACCACCCTTTTTATAAGTTGTTACACTTTTTGGCATTGTGCCTTTTTTCTTTGCGGGTTTAATATTCTTTGCAGGCATAATTTTAAATTTAATTTATTAATATTATTTTTTCTTTTTTTTCCAACTAATTCTTTTTGGTCCAGTTTTTTTACTTGAAGAAGAATTACATTGTGCTTTAGTTGGTCTACAAGCTGGATACGGTCTTTTAGATCCGCCTTTTGCTGACTTTCTTCCACAAGGTTTACCAGTCTTACAATCTATCCAACCTTTACCTTTGTTTCTGCTAAACCATTTATGTAAACTTTCTTTAGCCATTATTTCTTTTTCTTTTTAGACTTGTTACCCCAATTAGCAGCCCCCACCTTTCTACATCTTACTAGTGCCCCTGACGCATAAGCTGATGGCCATACGCTATATCTTGATCTTACTTTACTGTAACATGCGTCTCTTTTAGCTTTTTTCTTTTTCTTTGCCATAATTTATCTTTTTCCGCCATGGTATACTACAGCATGACCCATTTCTATTAATTTATCATTTACACAGCATTCTTTTTCTTCTATTACTACATGTAACTTACCAAGAACTCTACCAAACTTACCCACTTTTTCACTTTCTAGAATAAAAAAGTCTTCTTCATTTATTTCAGTCAGAAGCTTTACTAAAGCATCTTTAGCTGCTAGACCACGTTTCTTTTCTTCTAGATCCCTGGTCCTTGACTCAGGAGTATTTATCCCCGCCAGTCTGATTCTTTTGTGAACCGTTATATCAAACCCAAGATTTATAGTAGCATCTATTGTGTCACCATCAATTACTCTTGAGACTTTAGCTTTATATACGTACATTTAATTGTTCTTTTATCTGCCTATCAATAATTATATCTCTTATCTCAGCACACTTTTCATACTCTTCAGTGTCCACGAAATAAGCCATCATATTCTCTAAAGTATCTAAAGACATTTCTTCATCAGGAGTATGGGCCATTACGGCACTACTTCCGTCTACGGTTTTCATATCTAAAAGATCTTCAAACTTTTTCCTACCCGTTATAACTAGAAAAGAATTATTAAAAGCTGTTTCTACTATTAGATCCTCTAGAGCTAGTTTTTGTTGTAATGTTAATCCGTCCATCTTATCATCAAACTCACCTAATCCGTCATTGTCAAAATTATTTTCCATTTTATTTTAATTTTTTTTAATTCAACAAACTCCTTTCTATAAAGGATCATATATACATAATATACAAAAAATTTTTGGGGAATTAAAGTTTTGTATGCTTGAAGTGCTTGGAACCTTCTAAGTTTCAGCTCCCCAGTTTATTTATGACAGTAAGCACCCCTGGTGTATAATATTAACCTTAAAAACTTTTAACTATGTCAAAAGATGTTTTTTTCCACAAGACTGTAAATAATACAATTATTGTAAAGTCTAAACCTTTGTCCACACGTAAGACGGTGGTCAACGGTCAAGAAGTGTACACAAGAGAACAAGGTCAAGTGACCTACGGACTCTTATGTTTAATTGACGCAAATGGACAAGCTATTGCGCCATCATCACTTGGGCTTAAAGCCAACCAGCTCATGAAGGGCATACGCCTTTCTGATTCACCTGTAATGGATCAAGATGATCCAACAGTTGAAACAGGCATGTTCTGGGCTGAATCTTATTAAGGTTCAGTTCCAGCATGACACTGGTTGAATAGTCACTGGAGTCTGCATACACTCTATAAATCAGTATGCAACTATACTCACTCAGACTGAATAGCTACAGACTACAAGCTCTCACTGCATTCTTGATTGATAAGCAGTCAACTTGGCAAGATTGTAAGCTATTCGGTGAGTGTTACACCACATCCACAACCATTATAGTTACACAACCACAATAAAGTGTGTGGAATTAAAAAAAAATTGTGTGTGTTAAACAATGTGTGTGAGGTCATATTTCCCACATATTACCACTTTGTTACACACTTACAACTGTTAAACACAGTAGTATATAATATAGCTATCATAATAGTTATTTCAACAACAGTTACAACTACTGTTACTCATACATAATGTTTGTCTTCTCTCTCTATAGGATGAGCATATATGTATCCGCAATATTAAAATAAATAGGTTCTATAGAGTTACCTATGATCATAATACTCTTGACACTTGGTTTAACGGGATCTGCAGTTCTATCAACCACTATCTGAAATGATATACTTTGATATAAGCATTTGATTGTAAACAGTGTCCTACAAGTTCTACAATAAACAGTTGCCTTCACGTGGCGTAGAATGTAAGTAATTTGCAACTCCATTATGCAAATGAAACTAAATACTGGAAAATATAAGCGTAGCCTGAATTGCAAGTCAGGTTAGGATTAGAACTATCGTTAACTCTTGTGCTAACAGGGGAGGATAGGATCGTGTAGCCATCCAGGCGTATAAGTATATCTAAATAGATATGCTTCACCACTTAATAGTGGACATGATTATGGATCTTATTAACAGACAGAAAATCTACTGTTAGTATGGTAATAGGTTATCTTAATAGGTGTCGCTTAACATCTAGATAACACACATAGTCTGTAATAGACTGCTAAATGTATACACAAGGCCAACTGGAAGAGTGTATATAATAGTAACTTGGGAGAGTTATAGTGTTTACCGAGACAAACTGATGTGAGTCAGATAGTATTTTCATATGGTTGATTACCATCTAATCCGTGCTTTTAATGCAGCAATATCTGGTCACAAGCCCAGTTGAGAGATGCAGAGTGAAAGCACACATCATTCAAGTTTAATTAAACAAAAGATTATTATGAAAGAATCATTTAAAAAAGTCTGGAAGTTAAAAAGTGAATACCTAACACATGTATTTGCTCCAGCAGTTTATCTATTATTGTGTTACTTAGCATTTATTGGTGGCCATTTGTCAGAACCATTTATGCTAATCATGCTAACTGTATTTTTAGTGGCATTAGTATTTATAAACTATGTAGTTTATAACAATCCACCAAGGAGATACAGAGCAAGATTTTATATAGAGCACATACCAATGATTGGATTTGGAATTGTGTTTGATGATATATGGTGTATTGTTTTACCTTATGTTTGCATAGGTATAGATTTTAGAGATGTATATAAATTTAAACTACGTGCCTTATGAAAAATATATTAGATACAATCTTATACTTGTTTATAGGTAGATATAAACTGGTTGACTCAATTAGATTAGAAACAGGAATAGTATGTAAGCACTACTATGACAGAAAAAATGAAGTAATAATAGTTAAAACTGAAAAGTATGCATAGTTTGGTTAATAAAATTAGAAGCTGGTTCCAAAAGCCAGCTTCTATAGACTGTAGTGATTTAGATTTTCAACAACTTAAAAAGGTGTATGAAATAAAACACGGTAATTCTTTTAAAGGACACACATCATGTATGTTTACAACTGGTGGTGATAATCCTACTATACAGTATTGTAATAGTTATTTTAAAGGACATGTTCAAGCAACATTCTTTGTTAATGCAAATAAAACTGCAGTAACTACACATAAATGGTGGAAGACACCTAAGTATGTTATAAATGCATTAGGTAATAATCCATATGCTGAATATAAAGATGAATGGGAAGATGGTGATAAATCTATAAAGATTGTAATCCATCAAGGTGAGATGCATATAGATATGAATTCTGTACATACAGGTATCAACTTCTGGGATCATTATAAGAACATCAATACTTTAAAAGAATTAGATGGTATAATGAACAAAGTTAAAAGAAGATTTAAAGACAATGATCTTGATGGATTTTTAATTGCCAATGGTGATCATGGTTATAAGTTAAATCTATAAGTTTGGGCTCATAACGTCACTGGTGACGTACTAACAACACCAGTAACTTTATTTGATTTAGTAATCTGTAGTGGATTATTAAGTTTGAGTGAGTGAGATGATATAGGAGCGGTAGTTTATTCTACTGCTCTTGTATCTGATACACCCATAGCTCAACTGGATAGAGCAACAGCCTTCTAAGCTGTAGGTTGTAGGTTCAAGTCCTACTGGGTGTACTGAGTAACAAATAAAATGAATATTAATTTAAAATTAAAAAAATGAAAAATGTAATTAAGTTTCTTAAAGAAGAGTGGAGATTCACATTGAAGGCTGTGATAGGTAGCATAGCAATATGTTTTGCTGTTATATTTGGCTTTGGATGTTTAATGACAAGTTGTAATAACAACATTGATGTACCTAATGAAAACATCGTTGAAGTTACATTGAACTACAAAGAACAAATTCAAAACAATGATGACAGAAATTATTATATGTCTGGAACAGCTAAGATGTGGGATGGTACTAATGATCATGTTAATATGTTTATGAATGAAGCTGACACACTTGCATTAAATCAAGTAGTATCATTAACTTTAACAGATGATATGAAAGTACTTCAATGGTCAGACAGTAATTATGCAGGTATGGACTTTGCATATCCTACTGAAGGATTAAGTATAATTATTGATTTTGAAAATATAGATTGGAATGAGTAAAAAAGTACAGTTGCCATTGAAATTAGTAAAGCAGCTTGTGGACCCAATATTTGTTAAGGCTGTTAGAGACAAACAATTTGTTTCTGATGCCTTGATGAATATGCTGGGTGAAACAAACTTGGAGTTTTTCTTAGATCTAGTATCTAGAGAAGCATATACACCAGTGACTCAATATTGTCACGTGAAGTTTAAACCTCCTTTATATAGATTTGATGAATATCAAATAGATATATTGAAAGATATGGGTTTATACAAAGATGGCTATATGTATGGTCAAGTGATGGATGATGATAGCTATTCATCTTCTAACTTTGATTCTTATTATTACAAGATGAAGGTAAATGTTTTTTTACATTCATTACACAGTGAAAAAGAGTTTACTGTAACTAGTAAAGAAGAATCTATTGAAACTAAAGGCTTGATTGTGATTAATAAGGATGATATTCCATATTGGCAAATCAGTGAAGTGTTTCAAGATGGAGAAAAAGAATTATAAATTTGGTATTGTATCTAAGGATGTAGTTACAGATCCTGAGTTATCATTAAGTGCTAAAGGTATATATTCAATTCTGTCAACGTATTTAAACAAAAATCGTACTTGTTTTCCTTCTATTGGTACTATAGCTGACATTGCTAATGTTAGTTGTAGTACTGTAGATAGGAGGTTAAAAGAATTAAAAGACAAAGGATATATTATAAGGATTAATAGAAAATTAAAATTAAAATAGCATGAAAAAATTGTTTTATACACTTGGAGTAATAGGCTTAGTGACCTTATTTGGTTGTTGTGAGTCTAGAACTGTGAATCACCAAAAAGATTTAATTTATGGTGACACAAGAACAATAACTGATACAGTGTGGTTAGCAGATAATGGATCACATGTAGATATAGTTATTTTTGATAAAGGTAAGTATGTAAGTTTTGGATGGGGTAGTTTACTATTCTTTGAAGAAGTTGGAACTTGGGATGATTTAACATTAGACATTGCTTATAAGGCATTGTTTGATGATAATCAACCTGCATTACGGCTAACTTACATGGATAATCTGAATCCTAATTGGATACCTGTAGGCTGTACATTTGCACAGTATACTAAACTAATGAATAATCTAGATGATAGTTTTGCTACTAATGAAATGGGGTATAGTTTACCTATCAATAGATTAAATAAGGATTCAGATAATACACTGTACTTTATGGCTAAAGGAAAGTATAGATTAAATTACACGTGTAATACGTGGGCAAATGAAATGTTCAAAAAAAGTGACATGTATGCACGTAACTGGACAGTATTTAGCAGTGGTTTAACATCACTATATTAAAAAGTTTAAGAAATATAGTTAATGATAGCTATATTTCTGCTTTTTATTTTTACTGACACAAGGAAATCAGGTAAAATAGATCAATATTTTCTTATTTTTGTAAGATGATATATCAGTTACCAAATGGCAGAATAATTGAAATGTCTCTTGAACAATTCCTATCAATGGATGATCAAGAGTTACAGGAACTTAATGGCCTTGGTAATGAATTTAGTTCTGAAGCACCTAATCCTTTTTATAAATCTTCTCTTAAAGATATAGCTAGAGGGAAGGTAGATAAACCAACAGATAAAAATGCTGACTCAGATTACATACAAGAACGTGAGCCAACATTAGATGAAATATCTGATATGGACAAATTGCTTGATGAGTATTATCATCCTGATGATATTTAAGCAAATCATTAAATATATTTATTAATTTTTAAAACCAATTTAGACATGACTGAGAATGGTAAAGTAATCGTAGCTCCAGATGAGCACGGTAATGTAATTAGAGTATCCAAAAATAATCCTGAATTTGGACACGTTAGATTAGTACAGGAAAAAGTAGCTATTGGCAACGGTAGCTGGGTTAAAAAACAAAACAGAAGTACCTTAATACACGGTACTGTAGAAGATCTGCAAGCTATTGGTATAGCAGATCAAAAAGAATTACCTGGACAGATTGTGATTAAAGAACAATTTGAACCATTTAGTTCTGACAATCCAGATAGAGATCTTAAAATAGCTGGTGAAACAGGTGTTGTATGTGTAGGTGTAAACCAGGAGACTGGTGAAGTTGATGCACCAATATACAGAAAGACATTCTATTCTATGGATAACTTTGAACAAGATGTATTGATTGCTCATACAAATGGAAATGCAATTAGAGAAGCTAATGGTGTTGAAACAAAGAAAACTACAATTTCTAAGGAACAACTAGCTGAATTTACATCTCCTGCAGAAGAAGAAAAACCAAAGTCAAAGAAAAAGAATGACACACCTGCTGATGAAGTAACAGTTGAAGAAACTGTTGCTGAAGAAGTAGAAGTGGAAGACTCTAGCTTTGAACTTTAATTGATTAAAGGTTTCAGAAACGTATAAATCCAAGCGTAGGGTACCATACCCAAGGTTATAACTGAATTAAATGAACAAAATTCTGGTTAGAATACTTTAGGGAGTGCCTTTATATCAATATATGGGAGGGCTGTTAACGCAGCCTTCCCTTTTTTATTACACTCACTTATTTAATAACTTAATAACACTTAAAACAATGCTATCAGATGAACAAATACAAATTTTAAAAAAATCTAAAGAAAGAAATAGAAAAGAATACATAGGTATATCTAATCTATATGAAAAAATTACTAAAGGGCAATCTCTTTGTTATACTAAGCTTAATCCTTTACAACACTTTTTGTTTAAAAGAGTGTTACACGGACTTAAGATGTATGATAAAGAAGAAGTCAATAAAATGCACTGGGACAAGAAGAGGAGAATAACAAAGGTTTGGAAACGTTCCCAACATGTAATAAACAAATGGAAACAATGGATTTGCTATAAAGATTCTAATCAAATATTTGCTATATTTGCTAATAGTAAGCTTGGCAAAGCATTTTGTGATGCTCCATTTTATTATATGCATGATTACAGGAATAAGTTTACATTAAAAGAACTTCATATAACCTATGAAGATCTAATAATAAAATTTATTGATGAAGGCTTACTACCAAAGAACTTTTTAAATATAAAACAACCAAGTGAAAGCAAAAAAGAAACTTTGTAGTGGCTGTGACTCAGAACAATTTATATGGAAAAACCATGAAGGCTATAAATATTGTAGAAACTGCTGGGGTAAACTTGCAGGTAAACCTTTTAAACAAAAAAAGGTTAAACCAATTAGGGTTAAATCTACAAAGATGCAAAAGCTTGATACACTGTATACTAAATTAAGAAGGGTATTTCTTAATAAACATCCAATGTGTCAAGCAGCATTGCCAAATTGTTATAAACAATCAACAGACATTCATCATAAAAAAGGAAGAGGACTGTACCATAATGATACAACAAAATGGTTATCAGTATGTAGAAATTGTCATACTTGGATAGAAGAAAATCCAAAAGAGGCAATAGAATTAGGTTTTAGTATACCACGGTGATGGAATAAAATTAAATTAATATGAGAGAAGAAATTCAAAAACAAGCTTTAGATTTAGCAATAAATAATAAAAGATGTGGCCTTGGTATATCTATGGGTGTAGGTAAAACTAGAATAGCAATACAGCATTTACAAAAAAACTATGATCCATTTATAAGAACACTGGTAGTTATACCAAAGTTAACTGTAATGGATGCATGGTTAAATGAATTAAAAAAGATGGGACTTACAGATAAACTTATAGGTCATATTGAGTTTGTAACATATCTTTCTTTAAATAAGAAAACGCCTAATGATTATGACATTGTATATTTAGATGAGTGTCATAGTTTATTAGAGAATCATAGTACGTTTCTGTCAGAATTTAAAGGTAAAATACTAGGTTTAACTGGTACACCGCCAAGAAAAGGTACTGAAAAATACAAGATGGTCAATAAGTATTGTCCTATTGTATATAATTTTAGTGTAGATGAAGCAACAGATAGTGATATACTTAATGACTATCAAATTGTTGTGCATGAGCTACAATTATCCAAACTCAAGAGTCATAAAAAAAAGAATAAGAATGGTGGTTTCTGGTTTACATCAGAAAAAGGAGACTATGATTATTTTACGGCAAGAGTTGGAGATGCTCAAACACAAAAACAAAAGCAATTTACATCTATAATGAGAATGAAAGCTATGATGGATTATGGAACTAAAGAAGCATATGTAAAAGGTTTATTAAAAAATATAGGACAGAAATGTCTTGTGTTTGCTAATACACAAAAACAAGCTGATAGGATCTGTAAACATAGTTATCATTCTGGAAATAAAAATAGTGAAGATAATCTGCAGTTATTTAGTGACGGTAGAATAGATCAAATGTCATGTGTATTACAACTTAATGAAGGTGTCACAATACCTGCGTTAAAACAAGGTGTTATTATGCATGCATATGGTAATGAAAGAAAAACTTCACAAAGAATAGGTAGACTACTAAGATTGTCTCCGCATGAGAAAGCTACATGTCATATATTGTGTTATGCAAATACAATAGATGTTAAATGGGTTAACTCAGCACTATCTACTTTTGATCAAGACAAAATTAAATTTTATAACCCATTAAATAGATAATTATGAAATATTTATTAGTATTAGCATTATTTTTAACATCCTGTAGTATGACACAAGAGATGACACACCGTCAATTATTAATTCAAAAAGAAATTGACATGTTACAAGCAGACTATATGTATAGTTTAGACTCTTTGTATATTGAATATTATAAAAAACCTTAAGTTATGGGAAAAATGAAAGAAGTTTTTCAAGCTATGAAAGATGATGACTGGCAAGGAACTGCTGAGGAATATCTAAAATGGTGGATACAACAACAAGCTAAAGAAATAGACAAAAAAAATTCTAAGAATAAAAAAAGTAAAAATAAATGATAGGAGATGCACTTTTAATGATTATACTATTTGCAACAGGTGTTGCTGCAGGTATGTATATCACATCACAAATGGAAATTAGATTAAGTAGGAGAACTAGACTTTCTCCTACAAAAATCAATATATCATATGTAGAACAGGGACGTGGAATGTTTTATGGTATGTATATACACAATGATGCTCAAAGATATGTTAAATTAAGTAACATAACAGAAGCAAATGGTGTATTAAAGTCAATGGGAATTGATACACCAATACCTGATTCTATATCAATTAATAATTCAGTGTTAGATCTTAACAATATTGTAGGAAAATTTAATGAAGAGCATGAAGGCCATTGCGTGATAGACTGGAGTAATTGTATGGATGTGTCATGAAAGCAAATTTATTTGCCAACCTAACCAAACGTAATGGTAAGTTGGAATACAATATTAAGGCACAAGAAAGAATATATGAACAGTTTGTAAAAGATTTACCTGAAGGAGCTAAAATAGAAATATTTGTAAGCGTAACAGGTGATAATGGAACTAATGCACAAATAGCTAAGATCCATGTAAGTATAAGACAACTTGCAAATGATCTTGGCTATAGCTTTAGTGAAATGAAACTACTGGTTAAAAGAAAAGCAGGACTCTGTTTCAATAAAAATGGAACTGAGTACTGCAAATCTTTTGGTGATTGTAGTAAAGAGGAATTAAATTCCGTAATACAAGAGATTATAGAATTAGGTGATGAGGTAGGATCTAATCTTCGCTAGAAGTTTTTTTCTCACCATCACCTATATAATCTTCTTCTGAGTCTTCTTTGAATTTAACTTCATTAATTTCTGCAGCTGTACGTGGATCTTCAGATTTATATCTCTTGAAGATAGCTTCCATTTCTGTTTCAGATAATTCAATGTCTTGATCATTCATTTTTGATAATATATCATTTATATTATCTTTTACTAATGCATCTTGAATTACAACTTTACCTTGTAGTGCAGCTTGATTATTTACTTCATTAGTAATAGACATCAAAGTCCAGATTGCTTTATCAGCAGGAGTTATTTCTTCTTCTGGTACATCTTTAAAATTAGTTTTAACTTTATTCATTGTATAAATTAATTCTTCTGTACTAACAGTGGTAAATAAATATGTAAGTGTATCTTTTAATGCAACTATAAAATTAGAAGCAAACGGTATAGTTATTACAGAATTTTCTGCTACAGTAACTTCTTTACCATCATCAATTGCTTTGGTAAATTCTTGGTATTCTTTATTATCTTTTAAAGATTCTAGAGTATAATCAGTTATAGGTACATAAGCTGTAGCTAAATGATCATTGTATCTTTTTAATTCTTTAGCTAACTCTTTAGGTGTTCCACTTGAGATAACTGATTTATTTTTTTTTGCCATAAACTAATGCTTTTAATTTTTTTCTGTTATTAGGGATTTTATAAGCCCTTAACTTTTTTAATGAGACAACCTCATAATGATTATATATTTCTTCTTGTGTTAATAAAAACGTCATGATGCAAATATATAATAAATTTAATTAATAATAATCACATGGACAAAAAATATATAAAACACTTTGTTAAAGAGTATGCAATGTGGAGGAATGGTATAACAGTTCACACGGTAGGCAACTATAATAAAGTAAAATCTATACAAGAAAACTTTGACAAAAAGAAGAAAAAATAGTATATTTGTCAACTATAAAATAAAACTAAATGCCACAAGATCAAGATTGTAAATTCACAAAAGATGTATTAAATTTTGTGAATAAAGTTGAGAAAAACTACAGCAAAAAAATACAAGTTGTAGTAGTTGAGGAGAAAGCTGATACAAGTAGTATTGGTAAATCAACAAGGCTAAAAAAAATTGAAGAATTGGTGCTAAATGCAATGCATGATTGTTACCCTGAACTTCATTATATAAAGTCACTAAGTTGTAAACTAAGAAGAAGAGATTATATATTATGGGCACAATGCTTTTCATATATCTGTTTTAGAATAGGATTTACTAAAAGTTATATTGCAACACATATAAGTAAAAATCACGCAACTGTAATCCACAGTATAAGACAGGTTGAAGATCTGTTAAGTATCAATGATAGGGATATGACACAAGTATATGGTTTAATAATTAATAAAATTAAAGAATATGTGGGAATTGCTACAACAGATACTAAAACTGAAGATGACACCAAATCAGTTCTTGGTGCTTTACGGAATAAAGAAGAGCCTATCATTACCCTTACCTAAGTATAAAGAAGAGATAAATAAGTTGAAAGAACTTAAATATCTTAACGTTACTGGTGGTATAACATCAGAAGGTAAAAAAGTAATTGTTAAGTTTGAGAACTATTTTGTAAAAGCAAAAAAAAGAACTAATATCCAACTTATGGGTAAGGAGTTTTCTAAAAGAATAGATGAATATAGGAATATATTTCCTGCAGGGAAACTACCAAGTGGTAAACCTGCAAGAGTAAATGCTAGATCATTAGAAAATTCTTTTAGATGGTTTTTTGAAAATTATGATGTGACTTGGGATGAAATTATTGATGCAACTAAAATGTATGTAAATAATTTTGAGTCACAGAACTATATGTATATGAAGACTAGTCAATACTTTATAGTTAAAACTGATAAAAATAAAGTAAAAACATCTGATTTGATGGATTATGTAGAGATGATAAGAGATGGTGTTGAATTAGATGATAATCATTTTAAAGAGAAAGTAGTATGAAAAATAAACCATGGAATGGTCAATACACAGCTTTTAATGAAGCACTTAAATATATGCTTGATAGGCAAAGCGGTAAAGAAAAATCTATACAAACACCGTGGCCTAAATTTAATGATGCAGTGACTGATGGTTTAGAATGGAATACTCTTACAGTTATTGGTGGTAGACCTGGATCAGGTAAAACACTAATTAAAGATCAAATAATAAGAGAATCTTTTGTATTAAATCCTGCAGAAAAATATAGAGTATTAGAATTTCAATTTGAAATGGTGGGTAGAACCTCAGCATTAAGAGAGTTTAGTTCTATTACAGGCAAAACATATAAAGAATTATGTAGTGCTGGTAGTGTTCTTGACTCTGAAACATTTACTAAATGTCATGAATACTCTAAAGAAAGAATTAAATATCCAGTAGATATTGTATCTACACCTATGACAGTTAATCAAATGAGAGAAACTGTTGATCATTATATGAATGAACATAAAGGTGAAAGAACAATAATTACACTGGATCATAGTATTCTAGTTAAAAGAGCACCATATCAAAATAATAGATTAGATATGTTGTTTGAATTAGGTGAGTTTTTTACACAAGTAAAACGTGAATATCCATGTTTGTTTATTTGTTTATCACAGTTAAATAGAAATATTGATAATCCTGATAGAGCAATAGATGGTAAGTATGGTAACTATGTACTTGAGTCAGATATATTTGGCTCAGATGCAATGCTACAGCATGCTGATACTTTAATAGGCATTAACCGTCCTGCTAAACAAAAAATTAGATTGTATGGACCAGATAGATATATAATACAAGATGATAAAACATTAGTATTACATTTCTTAAAAGCAAGAAATGGTGATACACGTATGAGTTTTTTCAAAGCTGCTTTTGAAAAGATGGAGATACATGAAATGGACACACCACCTCAACAAGAAAGAAGATAATTATGATAAGTACTAAAATAAAATGTAATGTTATGACTCCAGCTGAACGCAAAAAAAGAGTTGCTAAACTCAGAGAAGAGCATGAAGATTTCTTTCAAAAGAATGGAATTATAAATGCTTTATATATACCTAAGATGGCTTACAGGCCAACAGGTAAAGATGATCTGCATGTATCATTCTTCCCAAGTGAATTAGAAAAGGGTAGAGATATTTACACAGAGTTTGTAAGTATTGAATATGAAACAGAAGATCCTAAAAGAACCTTGTATTTAATAAAAAATAATCCTCATTGGAAAGAGGAATATGAATTAATAACAAGTAGTTCTGGTTTTGAAAGGCATATTATTCCTGTATCTGAATTAAAAGTAATGAATGATGTTACTGATAGAGAAGAAAAGAAGATAGCATCTATTGATGACTTCACTATTCCTAATCCAGAAACAGAAAGAAATATGTTAGATGTGCTAAAAGGAATTGAAAGAGCACTATTAAGTATAAGTAAAAAATTAAAATAATTAAATATGGCACAGAGTGTATTAGTCATTGCTGACTCAGGGACTGGAAAGTCCACATCAATTAGGAACTTACTTCCTAAAGAAACTTTTATTATTAACATTGCTAACAAGCCTTTACCATTTAAGGGTTGGAAGAAGAATTACACAAACATTAGTAAAGAAAATCCAAAAGGTAATATGACTTCTGCTTCAACTGCACCTGGTATTATTAAGGCTATGCAGCATGTAAATGATAAGATGCCGCATATCAATACATTAGTTATTGATGACTGGCAATATATGTCCAGCTTTGAATATTTTGATAGAGCTAATGAAAAAGGTTATGATAAGTTTACTCAAATTGCAGCAAACTTAGCACAGGTTGCTAAGATGCCTAAAGATATGAGAGATGATCTGACTATATTTTTCTTAACTCATTCAGAAGAATCAACTGATATTAATGGACACAGAAAAGTAAAAGCAAAAACTGTAGGTAAAATGATAGATAATGCTTTAACTTTGGAAGGTTTGTTTTCTATTGTACTATTTGGTAGAGTAAAGAAAACAGAAGATGGCCTGGAATATGGCTTTGATACACAAAATAATGGAGAAAACACATGTAAATCTCCAATGGGTATGTTTGATGACCCGTTTATAAACAATGATCTACAACTTGTAAAAGATTGTATAATCAAATATGAAAACTAAATTAAGTAATTATGAGTGAATTAAATTTAAAAAGTAAAACTATGTTAAGTACAAAAGACATGTCTGCTGGAGGCGGACGCACAAAACCAGTATTGGGTCCAGGTAATCATGTAATTAGAATCAATTCTGTTACATTTGATAAAACACCTTATGATTCTGAAGCGTATAATATTATGCTACATGTTGAGACACAGCCAGTAGGTGGAGATTTTGAAGGTTTCTTCAAAGATATGGCTGATCAGTCTAAAGGTAGATATGAAGGTCAAGTAGGTAGAGTTAGATACAGTCCTTATCCTTTCAAAGATACTACACTTCCAAGTGGTAGAGAAATTGAAAGAGATCAAGAAGTTCTTAAATCTATGATATTTTTATCTGAACAATTAGGTAAGAGAGATGCTCTAGATTCTATTGAAGCTGGTACTATTGAAGATTTTATGGTTAAATGCAATGATGTATTTAAAAATGGTGACTTTTTCAATGCATGTATTGGTTCAAGAGAATGGGAAAATAAAGAAGGTTATGTAAATGATGATCTTTATTTACCTAGAATATCTAAAGATGGTGTACCTGTTGAAGGTGTTGATGTTGACACAACAAAATCAAGATTGATGACATTTGACAAAGCTACACATGTAAGAGCTTTAGTTAAAAAAACAGATCCAAACCAGACTAACATGAGCTTTGAAGCAAAAAGCGGTGGAGGTTCTGATTTTGAACTATAAATAATAGAGGGGGTGTAATGCCCCCTCATTTATTATGATAAGTACCAAGAATTTAAAACTGAATGAAAATGATATACCCAGCACATGGGTATTTGAATATTATCTAGATTTACCAGAAAGACTTAGCGGTCAGAATGTAAAGATAAAATCCATATTTAACCCAGGTGAAAGAACACCTAGTATGTGGATTTTTTTTGATCAAGTTAATAATCAGTATAAATACAAGGACTTTTCTACAGGTAATTACGGTAGTAAGATAGATTTAATAAAAGAAATATTTAATCTAGATTACTCTAAAGCAGTATTTAAGATTGTACAAGATTATAATAAGTTTACTTTAGATAAAGGTGTGTATAACCAGTCTGTATTTAAACAACAGGCAAAGTATAAAGTAGATTATTGTCATGAAAGATCATGGAATAAATTAGATCAAAGGTTTTGGTTATCATTTAATGTAGGTAAATCTATGTTAGATGAGTATAATGTAAAAGCTTTGGAATATTATAATATGTCTAAAGATGATGAGGACGGTGTAAAAACTCTTCAGATTAGCAATCCTAAACTATATGGATACTTTGATAAGGATGGTGAAGTATATAAAATATATCAACCAGGCCATAAGAAGTATAAATTTATAAAGGTGAAGGCTTATTTGCAGGGATTTGACCAACTTAGTTATAATCAACCCTATCTTGTTATATGTTCATCATTAAAAGATGCAATGTGTCTCAAACAGTTTGGTTATAACTTAGAAGTTATTGCTCCTGACTCAGAAAATACTGTAATAAAACCATATATAATTGAAAATTTAAAGAATAAGTACAAAAAAGTTATAACTTTGTTTGATAATGATGCAGCGGGTGTAAATGCAATTAATAAATACAAGAGTTTGTATGACATTAATGGATTTCATCTAACTTTAAGTAAAGATCTATCAGATGCTGTATGTGAATATGGTTTTGATAAAGTGCATCATGAGTTAAAAGAGTTATTAATTAAAACTTTAAAATCATGAAGTGGTTTATACCTGGGAATGTTCCTAGTAGTAAAAATGGAAGAAGATGGACTGGTAAATATTTTATATCTAGTAAAACAGTTATGAAGTATAGAAAAGATACAGCAAAGTATTATAAACAACATGCTGCGTCTTTTGTTAAAGAATTATCTAAACATGATCTTCCTGTAATAGTATCATTTAAATTTATAAGAGGTACCCGTCACAAGTTTGATTATATTAATCCTGCACAGACAGTGCAAGATGATATGGTCAAACATGGATGGATTGAGGATGATAATATGACATATATTATTCCAAGATTTGAAACCTATAAATATGATAAAGAAAATCCAGGTGTAGAAATTAAAATTTTAAAAAATGTGGGGAAGAAATCACAACAGAGAGCTAACTCTAGAAGAAAAAATAGCAATACAAAAACTTAAGGACATGAACGTAAGCTATTTTGAAATCTCATACTCAGGAGGTGGAGATGATGGCTGTATAGATGATCTTCAATGTTATGATCATAAAGAAGAAATTTTAAACATTGCAAACCGTAATAATATATTACAAGTTCTAGATGAATATTTTTATAACCTATTATCAGAAAATATTGAATGGGATTGGGTCAATAATGATGGAGGCTGGGGTTTATTAAGAGTTGATTTAGAAACAGGTGAGTCTACAATAGATCATACACAACGTGTAAGTGAAGATCATTCTTATGATTTAGATGAGTCAAATAAATTAGTAGAATTATTAAGTGGCTCATCCTAATATACATGCCAAGTCTTCTGTAAGGAAGTTTGGTGGTGTACCAGAGGATTACATGCATATACATAATTGGATGGATGAAACTAAAGCTTGGCTTGGTAGTCAAATGCACAGAATGTTTCGTCATCATAGTGAAGGTATATTTGAGTGTGAAAGAAAATTTGGTACAGAGTTTACTAATTCTGATGGTAAAACCGTGTATACAAGATATGTTGCAGAGCAGCATGTTAGAGAAGATTGTAATAACTACATACCTTCTGCAAAAGAATGGATAGATATTTTAAATAGTAAAAAAATGCCTGTATGGGCCTTAAAAACAATGAAAATTAATGACTAAAAAAGAATTTTTTTCAATCAGAGATTTATTAGTAACATCTAATGAAGAAGACTACAATGTAGGTATAGAAAACATTAAGAACATAAAACCAGGTAAAGTAAAACTTAGTTTATTTGCTAAGTCTTTAAGAGGTTATCAAAGAAAAAGATTTGAAGATTTTGTTGCACAAACATTTGGTTTTGAATTGGAAATAACAGAGTGGAATACAATGTTTGAAACAATTAAAAATGAGTGTAATGAAATAGATAAAGAAATTGTAGAGCACATAATTAATAAAGACTTAAGCATGCTTAAAGAGCACTACAGTTTTATAAAGAATTTTAAAATTAAATTAAAATGGTAAATGTTCAAGATAAACTTGCAAGAGCAAGTAAAACACTTATACTAAATGAGCCCTTTTACGGGCTCTTTTTAGTTGGTTTAAATAAAGTAATGCGTAATGACATACCTACAGCAGGAGTCAGTAAACATGGTATAGGTATTCAGTTATCTATTAACCCAGAATTTTTTTCTAATCTTAATGATAAGCATCAAATAGGATTATTAAAACATGAGTTGTTACATGTGTCTTTTGGTCATATGACAATGAGAGATAAATTTCAAGATCATAAGCTATTTAATATTGCTGCAGATATAGAAATTAATCAATATATAGATGATAGCTATTTACCAGAAGGTGGTCTAAAACTTGATACATTCCCAGAACTTAAATTACCTAAGAAAGCAGGTACTTCTAAATACTATGAATTATTACAACAGGCCAAACAAGATGGTGAGTGTCCTTCTTTAGATAATGTATTATCAGAGATGAATGGTGACAGTCAGTATGATCATATGACTTGGGATGAGTTTGATGAACTAACAGAAGCAGAAAAAAAGTTGGTACAAAAGCAAGTGGAGCATCAACTAAAAGAAACTGCAGAACAAACTGAGAAAAGACGTGGTAATATACCAGGTGAATTAGCAGATCTACTTCAAAGACTTAGACATATTGAGCCTGCAAAGTTTGATTGGAAAGGTTATTTAAGAAGATTTGTTGGTAATTCTAGTGTATCATACACTAAAAAGCTTAGGCGTAAGTATAACAAAAGATATACTGAAAACCCAGGTTTAAAAATAAAGTTTAAAAATAATATTCTTGTTGGTGTTGACACAAGTGGATCAGTATCTAATAAAGAATTAAAGGAATTTATGAATGAATTAGTACATATGCATAAAACTGGTCACAAGATCACGGTTGCACAATGTGATACTCAAATAAATTCTGTAGAAGAATTCAATCCAAAAAAGGATTGGGAGATCAAAGGTAGAGGAGGTACTTGCTTCCAACCTGTTATAGATCTATACAATAAAAAGAAGGGGTTGTATACAGCTCTTATATATCTAACAGATGGTGAAGCATATACTCCAGAGGATTGTCCAAAGAATACTCTTTGGGTTCACAGTACTCAGTGTAGTATTAATGAAGAATTACCAGGATTAAAAATACAATTAAATTAAAATAAATTATGGCACAAGTAAATTTAAATATTGATGAGCTAAAAGGATTTGTAAATCACATTATAAAAAACAATAGATTTTTGCAAGAAGGAAATAAAAATCCTGTAGCAGTTGAAGTAGTTGGTGAGTCTGGTATTGGTAAGACTTCAGCTGTTGTAGATCTTGCTAAAGAAAATAAATTAAATTTTGTAAAATTAAATTTGGCTCAAATTGAGGAGCTTGGTGACCTTGTAGGTTTTCCAGTACGTCAATTCCAAATGTATAAAGAAAAAAAAGTACAAAAGAAGATGGATGATCTTCAGTATACAGCAGCACAAAAGGCTGCAGCAGCTGCACAAGTAAGTAATGCAGTTATAACAAAGAAAGTTGGCCAATGGGTTGATGAACTAGCAGTTGAGGAGTATTTAAGACAAGGATGGAAGATGACTGGTAAGAATAGAATGTCTTACTGTGCACCTGAATGGATTGCAGATAAGAAAGAAGGTGGTATACTTCTTCTTGATGACTGGAACCGTGCAGATGTTAGATTTATACAAGCTGTTATGGAATTAGTTGATCGTCAGCAGTATATTTCTTGGTCATTACCAAAAGATTGGCATATTATACTAACTAGTAATCCAGATAATGGTGACTATATGGTAAATAGTATTGACTCAGCACAAAAAACTCGTTATATTACTGCAAACCTAAAGTTTGATGTAGAAGTATGGGCACGTTGGGCAGAGGAAGCAGGTATAGATACTAGATGTATTAACTTTTTGTTGTTGCATCCAGAACTTGTGACACAAGAGACCAATGCAAGATCTATTACAGCATTCTTTAATGCTATATCTAGTTTTGATTCTTTTGAAGAAAACTTGTCTATGATTCAAATGATTGGTGAAGGTAGTGTAGGTGATGCATTTGCATCTATGTTTACTACATTTATTAATAATAAACTGGACAAGCTGGTTACACCAAAGGATTTATTGACTCATGATGATCAAAGTTATATTCTTGGTGAACTGAGAGGCTGTGTTGGTAAGGATGATACATATAGAGCAGACATTGCATCTACTTTGGCAACAAGGTTAGCAAACTATTCTGTTGTGTATTCTAAAGAAAATACTGTCTCACAAAAAATTACTGATAGATTGATTGCATTGTGTACTAAAGATTATTTTACTAATGATCTTAAGTATTTGGTAGTGCGTACAATCTTTAATGGTAATAAAAGTAAGTTTAATAAAATGATGATGAATCCAGAAATTATCAAAATGACAATTAAATAATATGGGAAAAACAATACACCAGGATTATAATCCTGATGCTATTGATCACTTTTCTATTGACTGTGACCCTTATGGGGTCATGGTTGATAGGAGTGGTGCAATAGAAACAGTATATATAGATGAATCTGATTACACAACAAAAAAGTTAATTAAAATTCTAGATAAATCTGATTGTGATGTTCAACCTGACATGACATTATATAAAAAAGCATTTGTACTACCTAACTGTCCTGTTTCAGCTGACAGAATTAAAGCTGCATTAAAAGAACATAAGATAACTGTTACTAAAGATTTAGATAAAGCTGATCTATTGTTATCACATATGCATCTTGAAAATACTTCTGAAAGTGGTGGCAATATTAACCATAATTATTTGTTTACACATTTATGGAACTATGACGCAATTGAAGATGGTTGTCAAGTCATTAGAGATTATACAGAAGATCCTGATAATATGAGAAGTGGTGAAAAAGCACGTGTTATATATGATGACAAAGTTCGTGAAGGATATGTTGGTCATTATAATGCTGACTATAAAGAAATGCCTTATGATTCTTATATGATGACAGGTCTTGCTGTTAATGCAGCATATGAAGTTGAAGTAAATGGTTTAGCAGTATTTGATGTAGATAAAATTATGCATCAATCAGCTACTAAAACTCCATTAGACGAGCAACTTATGAGTGATATATTAGCTATGGCTAAAGAAGGTGGTTCAGAAAATTGGAATATGATTGGTGCTATATTACCAACCATAGACTATAGATATAATCATCATTTACTATGGGCATTATCATGTGAAATTAATACAGGTTTGTATAATTTAAATAGAAATAAAGATGTTCAGTATTGGAAAAAGGCTTCTAATTTTGAAGATTTTTATCATAACAGTGCATTAGATATGATTCAATGGTTAGAAAATAAAGGTCATTTGAATAAAAAATCATTTAAGTATCTAGAATCTATTGTTAGAAAAGAAATAAGAATAGATAACAGAGACTTATATGTATTTAAAGTTAGTGTTAAACCAGAATATAAAAAATATTTAATATGAAAGTATATAAATTAAAATTAGATAAAAACACTATTATTAATCATGAGGGTGTTTTTACAAATCAATGGACACTTATTAAAAGGGGTGCTTTTCTTAGTAAATCTTCTAGTTGGAATGATTCTTCTATGTTGCAACCTCTTATTAATAAGCTTAGTTTAAATAAATGGGATTCAGATCACTTTGTTAATAATGTAAATACAGTTTACAGATTACCTAATCTTACTTTATCAAGAGACAAGTTAGCATTATTTCAAGAAAGATGTAACTTTAATGTTATTAGAGATAAAAATAAAGCAGATGTAATAATTTGTTCTAAAAAGTATATAGATAAACTTGTTACTCGTGAGTGGGGTTCATTTTGTTCAGTAAAAGCTGCAATAGAAGCCTTTGAAAAAGGTTATAAAATATATAATGTCAACAAAAATGGTCATTTATTTGCATTGATTCATGAGTTAGAGCAGTTAGATCCTACAGATACAATTCAAGTTGATGTTGGTTGGGGACGGTTTGATGAAGATTTACAAAGTTATACTGCATTAACTAGTTGGTTTGAGATTTTAGATCGTATTCAGGGTAGTAGTAAAAATTATGTTGCAACTATCATGAGGTCTGATCATAATTTTCTTATAAATAATTCTCATAAAATAATGATGGATGAAGAAGTTAATAAACTTTGTACGGAGGATTCTGTTGCTCTTACTAAAGAAGATTTTGGTAGGATACAAGAAATTATTAAATCAGGTGATACTGACAATGTAAGTGTTGGTTTGACATTAATGGCAAATTGTAATGTTAAAGAATCTAATACATATCTTGCTTTATTATTTGCATTTCATTCTGAAGAGATGAAGAACTCTAAAGTTTGGAATACAGTTAATTTTAAGTATCTTAGGAAAATATTCCAACGGTATATAGATATAACGTTGTCTAACTGGGGTGCAGCTTATGATAATTTAATTCAATATATGATAAAAGAAAATATGTTGACACTATGGGCATCTAGACAAATTGCTAATGCTATGTTTGTTCGTGTAATACAAGGACACTATGGTGTTGGTACTGACAGAAGTCCATTTATTATTAGTGAAAAATCTCTTGAGTTGAAACCAGAAATAGCTGCAAAGCTTGTTAAAGATGAAAATGAAAACATTTCTGAATATGTTGGAACTGGAGGCCATAATGATGATTTAGGATCACATCCTAATGATTTACCATTCTAACATCTTGCAGGAGAAGCACGGGTAAGGTTATAATATCTTGTGGAAGCCCGTTGCTTCTTTTGCATTTAAAATAAATAATATGATTAAAAAAGACCCAATAAAAGAAGAAGAGTTTTACAATCAGGATTACAATTTTAGTTATTCTTCTATGAATAAACTGTTATTTAGTCCTGGTATATTTTATAAAGATTATATTCTTAAAGAAAGAGAACTGAAGACTGATAAACATTTAATAGAAGGTAAGTTATTACATCTATTATTATTACAGCCTGAGAAATTTCATGATGAATTTTCTATAGTTCCTATTAAACTACCATCTGAATCGTTAAAGAAGGTATTAAAAGTAATATCTGATTGTAATATATCAGAGTTATCTATTGTAGATGATAAAGTAATCTCAGATGCATTGCAAGAGGTTGGTTTATATCAATCACTTAAAGATGATGCTAAACGTATAGCTAAAGTTCGTACTACTGAATGTGAGGATTACTATGCTTTTATGTGTAATACTAGCGGTAAAGATATTATAGATAATGATATGCTTGCAAAAGCAACTGAAAGAGTAGAAATACTTAAGGCTAATAAAGATGTTATGTCTTTAATGGAAGATGTTGTTACAGATTTTGAAATGGATCCAATAGAAGCAAACAATGAAAAATATTTAGAATGTGAGTTAAAAGACTATAAGTTTGGCCTTAAAGGTTATATTGACAGATATATTGTTGATCATGACAAGAAAGAGATAACAATTATAGATTTAAAGACCACATCTAAAGGTTTAGATAAGTTTGCAGAAACTATGGATTACTATAATTACTGGATTCAAGCAGTTATTTACAGCACATTGGTGATAAAAAATAATGAAAAAGATATAAGTAATTATATAATTAATTATAAATTTGTAGTAATAGATAACTATGATCAAGTATATGTATTTGATGTAAGTAATAATACAAAAAGAGATTGGTACGGTGGATTTGTTGATGTACTAAAGCAAATTGATTATCATTACACAAATAGAGATTATACTTTGCCATATGAGTTTGCAATGAATAATGTAATTCTATAGTGAGAAAATTATACAGAGAGTATTTTCAAAAAAGTAAAGTGTTTATATACCCTTTATTAGGAATTAAAAAAGGTGTAAGGTTTGTTCCTATCCAAACGTATATGTCCTGGAATGGATATTATACTCAGGATATGAACAAATTCTTATGTCTTTATAATGTAAAAGATAATAAAGCATTTGAAAATTTTGAAAAACTGTATTTGCAAACTCATAATGATTATGATGAATATCATAAAATAGATGATGATAATCATTTATATATTTTTGATATGTCTAGATATAGTAAAGATCTTAAACTTTTTTATAGAGGTCAATACTCAGAATTTAGCCAAAGAACTAAAAACCTTATAAGTAATTTTTTTGGTGAAAAAGGGACTATAGCTGAGTATATAGAAAGTTATTTATATCCAGAACATTATTATGAAGACTATGCAGAATTTCTAAACGTTGATGTTGATACTCTAATGAACGTTAAAGAACTATGTGACAAACCTGATTTACAAAAGGAAGATTTAAAAAAAGACTTTGTAAATGTAGAATTATTTAAATAAATTAATATATTTGTAAAAATTAAAATCAATTGATATGACAAAGAAAAAAACAAAAACCTACATTGAAAATAATCCTAAGAGCATGCTATTAATTAAAAGTGCTTTTGGTCAAATGAAAAGTTTCAAAATGATTCCTATTACTGATGATTGTCCTTATGTTGAGTGTTTATTCTCACCTAGGGAAAAGATGTTCGTAGTAATATCAAAGTTTATGAAACAAAGTTATCATATGGTACAAAAACTAGATGATAATGGAGATCCAGTTCCTGTAAAAGGAAAGCCAAGAGCAAATGGCACTAAAATTAAAGAAGAAAGAAGATCAATGGATACGTGTGCAGAGCACTACATAGTAACAGAAGAAGAGATTAGAGATCTAATCAATATGTTTGCCGTAAATCCAGATGCAATTGACTTAGATGAATTCTTTATGGATGAAAGTAATATAGTTGGAGCTACGGCTGAGACACCTATTATTACTGCAGTATAGTATTAACCCCCAAATTGGAAGAGGGAGCCTTGTGCTCCCTTTTTTTTGGTATAAAAATGACATGACTATGAACCATTGGATAATGGATTATGAAACTTTGTCAAATTGTTTTGTAGCCGTGTTTAAACATTACAAAACTGATGAGACACATATATTTTCTGTATGTAATTTACAGAATGACTATGATAAGTTTATAGAATTCCTAAAACAAAATATAGACAATAATGAGTGGCATATATCATATAACGGTTTAGCGTTTGATGCCCAAGTAACTCATAATATAATTAAAGATCATGATAACTTGCGTCTCATGGACGGAGAAAGTATAGCAGAAGAGATATATGGATATGCTCAAGAAGCTATTAGAAGATCTAACAATAAAGAATTTCAAACGTTTCCAGAATGGGAAATGAGTATTAAACAAATTGATGTGTTTAAGCTTAATCATTGGGATAATATGGCTAAAAGATCTAGTCTTAAATGGATTCAGTATAGTATGGATTGGGATAATATGGTTGACATGCCTTTACCTCATGATCATAACATTAAAAATCGTGAAGAGTTAGATATGATAATTAGTTATTGTATTAATGATGTTGACTCAACTAAAGAAATATTTAATCAGTGTAAACCTTTAATTGCATTACGTAAAAACTTAACTGATCAGTATGGTATTAATTTATACAGTGCATCTGAACCAAGAATTAGTAAAGAATTATTTGCTTATTATCTTAGTAAAGAACTTGGTATTCCAAAGTATGAGTTAAAAAAGTTAAGAACATTTAGAAATGTAATAAAAGCCAAAGATATAATATTAGATTATATAAACTTTGATTCATTGCAATTTAATAATTTGCTTGAGAAGTTTAAAACAGTAGAAATTAATCCTAACTTTACTAAAGGAGGTTTTAAATACTCTGTTAATTATAAAGGTGTTAAAACTCATTTTGGTTTAGGTGGTGCTCACGGTGCTAATAGATCTGGTGTATATGAGTCAGATGAAGATAATATTATTATGTCATCAGATGTTGCTAGTTTTTATCCAAATCTTGCTATTATGAACAAGATTGCACCTGCACACTTAGATAAAAAAGCATTTTGTAATCTATATGAGTGGTTCTTTACAGAAAGAAAAAAGATTCCTAAGAGTAATCCTATGAACTATGTATATAAAATTATACTTAACAGTACATATGGTCTTAGTAATGATAAGAACTCTTTCTTATATGATCCACAGTTTACTATGTTTATTACTATTAATGGTCAACTTACTTTGATGATGCTTTATGAAATGATTTGTGAAGCTATTCCAGAAGCAATACCACTATTACAAAATACAGATGGTATTGAGACAATAATACCTAGATCTAAAAAGAACTTATACTTAGAAATATGTAAGAAATGGGAAGAGATAACTAACCTTGTCTTAGAACATGACTCTTATAAGAAGTTGATTCTTGCAGATGTTAATAATTATATTGCTGTAGATGAAAGTGGTAAGGCTAAGTGTAAAGGTAGATTTGAATTTAATGGGCTTGCTCTTCATAAAAACAAATCTAAGCTAATTATTCCAAAAGCATTGTATGCATACTTTGTTGATGGTGTTTTACCAGAAGATACAATAAAAAGTAATAAAAATATACTTGACTATTGTATTGGAGGTAAATCAAAAGGTAATTGGCAACAAATTGCTAGATCTATAAAAGAGAATGAAGCTCATGAAGAAAAGCTTCAAAAAATAAATAGGTATTATATCTCTAACAAAGGCGTTAAGATAATTAAAGTTAATAAAAATGATGGCCGTGAAATACAGTTAGAAGCAGGAAGATGGATGCAAACTGTAATGAATGATATTATAAAAAAAGAATGGCCAACTTATGATATTAATGAGAAGTATTATCTTGAAGCTATTGAAAAAGAGATAAATAACATAATAGGAGTCAAAACAAATCAGTTAAATTTGTTTGACATAAATTAATTAATTATATTTGTAAACATTTAAAGTTTAAAAAAATGGGATATAAAAAACCAAAAATAGTTACTGCAGAAGATTTATCTGCAGCACAGTTACCAGCACATGGTGATACGTATACTGTTATACGTCATAAATTTATTATAGATGCAACTAAAAGTCTATTATCAACACATGGATTTGATGTAATTGATAAACAATACAGAGCAAACTATGGTTGTAATGTAGCACAAGGCATTTATAGAATACGTTCACAACATGATCCTGAGTTAGGGATGATGTTTGCGTGGACAAACTCTTATGATAAGAGTACTAGATTCCAATGTGGAATAGGAGCATATGTATTTGTTTGTGATAATGGTATGATCTCTGGAGATATGGCATCATATGCAAGAAAGCATACAGGTGATGCAGATCAACAGGCGTTTAAGCATATTACGTCACATATAAAACAGGCTGACAAACATTTTCTTAAATTAGTAAAAGATAAGAATGATATGAAACAAGTATTCTTATCTAAGAAAGAGCAGTCTGAGTTAGCAGGAAGGTTATTCTTTGATGAAGAACTAGTAGATGCAACTCAAATGTCTTGTATAAAGAAAGAAATGCATAAGCCTTCTTTTAGTTATAATGCAGATGCTAATAATGCATGGACTTTCTATAACCATGTTACACACGCATTAAAATTATCACACCCTAAATCTTGGATGAGTGATCAACAAAAATTTCATGAGTTTATAACTGCAGAGTTATTGAGTCAAAAGAATTTACATAACTTTGATCAAACAACTGTAGATAATTATGTTGACCCAAATCAAACTTCTATTCTAGATCATGAAATAGAACTACCAGATGGTAGGATTATAGATGAACTAGATGCAGCAGAGCCAATGAATGAAACATTTGACTTTGATGCTGATATGGAAGCACAAGATGATATGTTTGGTGAATTTAAAATCTGAGTCATGTCAGATGGTGTTTAGAGAGTCCTGTATAGTCTTTTTGTAATTTTCTTATACAGGCTCTCTTGCACTTTAATATTTTAATTATGGAAAATAAAAAACATAAAAAAAAAGAAGAAAAGAAATCAAATAGTAAGAAAAAAGTTAAAAAACCAAAGAAAAATGAAGAAAAAGATCAAAAATGTGAGCAAATCTTCATCTACTGGCAATAATATTGTAGTTATATGGCCATAAAGTATCAAAAGACAAAGACTTTAGTTACTAAAACTAACAATAATAGTAGTGATTGTATAGCTCCTAATATAATTTACGGATGTTTTGGGGGTTGTATAGACACATATTGTTATATGTCTAGATACAATGGCCACAGAGTATTTGTCAATGAAAATGTTGATGAGATATTTAACTCTGTAGTTAAATGGGAAAAAACTTATAATAAAGTTCCTAATCAACAAGATCCAATATATACAATGGTAGACATTGCATGCAATTCAGATTTAGTTTTGATGCAAAGAAAAATGCCTGAGTCACTACATGACTATATAAAAAGGTATGATGATCATCCTAGACTTAATACTACTATGGCTACTAAGTATCCTGGTTTATTGAAGTTAGATGTGAATCATTTTAACAAAAAACCTAGAGTTCGTGTAAGTTTAATGCCACAAAAATATTCTAATATACTTGAGCCAAAGATGCAAAAGATATTGTCAAGAATAAAAGATGTTAATAGACTTAAAGAACTTGGATGGGAAGTACATCTTAACTATTCACCTTTAATATTCTATCCTGGATGGAGTATTGAATATGAAAATTTATTTAAATTTGTAAAGAAATATGCAGGTGAAAATAAGTGTGAAGTAATAGCACTTACTAATCATGTATTTCAAATGAATAAAGCAAGTGAAGAAGCCCGTGAACTTATGAAATAGTCTGATGAACCTAAAAATCTTAGTGGTACACTTAGGTATCCTGTAAGAAAAAAAGCTAGAGCATTAGATAATTTCAAAAAGTTATATAGTAAATATTTTAATTTAAACACAATCAGATATATATTTTAATTATGAGCACATTTATATTAATAGCATTTGTAATAGGTACTTTCTTTTTAGGAAAACACGCCCTTAAAGAAGGTATGTCAATTGAACAAAATAAAAAGTTATTAGAAAACATGAGAAAACATGATAAAAAATCAAAAAAATAATTATTAACCTTTAAATTTCAAAAAAATGGAAAATTTAAAACCAATGGATCAGGAAGAGCCTAATCTTTCAAATGTAAAATTAGATCAAGAACCAAACATTAATAATGTGGATTTAGATCAAGATGCAATTATTAGAAATAATGCATCAACTATAATGAATGCAGATAAAGCTCATGACACCAAGTGAGTTTAAAAATCTTTTAAAAGAAAGATTCAAGAAAATTGAAGATACTTTTGTAATTAAACAAAAAGAGTATGCTAGCAATATAGATGTATTTGATAATATTAGAAATGGGATAAGATTATCTATATTTAATACTGAAGAAGAACAAGTTGCTTGGAGTTATCTTGCAAAACATCTTGAATCAATAATGTCAATTTTAGAAAAGTTACCAGAGGAACAACCTTCCAAAGAAGTAATTGATGAAAAAATTGGAGATGCAATTAATTATTTAATTATAATTGAAGGACTTTTAAAAGAAAGACTATAAATATAAAACCAACATTTTATATTTATATTAAGAGACTGGCAGGTTACCCATTCCTGCTGGTCTTTTTTTATGCTTTCCAAAATCTACCTGTAGTTTGTAATGATAGATTTCTAATAGTACCTGTTATCTTACCTGATGTTACAGTAAATTGATAACCTAAGAAAAATAAATCACCTACTGAAAGTGTTATACTGTTAGTTTGTGAACTTATTTGTACTTTATTTGCCACAGCATTAAAATCTATATTACCTAATATTTGTGTTGTATAATTAAAATTAGTGTCTCCTGCAGATGGAGTATAGCTATATAGTACAAGTTTTAATTCAGCTCCAGTACCTATAGCAGCAATGGCTGCAGCACTTGCATTAGCCATTGATATATTATACCAACTTATTTTATCCCATGCAGTTGTTGCTCTCTCAAGATTAGTTTGAAATTTAAAAGCATCTGGCGTTGAATATCCAAATGGGGTAGTTGAAGTTCCTACAGGCTTACCTGTATAAAAACCTTTACCACTTTCATCTAATACAGGAAATAAGTACACATCTCTTAAATTCCATGATTCTATATTTAAGTTATGATTATTTATTTGATGATACACATTAGGGACAGATGCATCTATGGTAACTTGTGTTTGACTATTTCTTGTTAAAGTAATATTTGTACCCTCAGTTAGATTAACTGTAGAGTCAGACCCAGAAGCAGCATTCAAAAGTAACGGAACGTTAGAGCCTGTTTTTGCACTTGCTTCTAAAGTATAAGTATCTCCACTACTTCCTCCTGCACAAGGAGTTCCTTGTATAATTGTGCACCCTACAATATTATTATTAATTTTAAATCCAGAAGTACCATCAAAAATAGATGTTTGGAAATCAGTTACACCATCTATGGGATGTTTTTGATCAGCTATTACATTTGTGATTGATACTATAACATCTGTATGTGTACCAGATACTATTTCTAATTCAACTGTATCAACTGCATTACAACCTTTTGCAGACTCAAAGTATAAATTAACGTGTGTAGCATCTTTAGGTTCAAGACCCCTAAAAGCATTGGTTGGATAGCTAGCAGACTCTAAAAGTGCATTGTTACCAGCTCCCGTGTCAAAATATAATATTCTACAACCTTCAGCATAATTCATAGTTATGATTTTTATGCTCTAGTCCAATAGAAAAAGTCTACTGTTGTAGCGGCTGTATCATATTTAAGTCTTAATCCTGTAGATCCTTTTAAAGGAAAGAAGCAAAAGTCTTGAGGCTTGAGTAATGCTATATTATTTGGAGTTAATCCATCTGTTACAATGATATTACCAGATGTACTGCTGCCAGTATTTCTAATAAACACATAAGTATCAGCTGTAACAGATCCGCTAAGTACTCCATAATCAGTAGCAGGAGATGCTACTGTGGTAATTGAACCAGATCCTGTAGGATCACCAATAGTAAAAGAAGGATTAATGGCAATAGACAATGGATCTGTGCCAGTTAAGCTATCTAATCTAAACGTTGATGTTATTGTTGCTGCCATAATATTATATTTATCTTCCCTGACCTATATATTTCTTTACGTAGTTCTGAGAATGTTTACTTTTACTTGTTTTTGTTTTGGCATGTACTCCAGGTCTTTTTCTTTTTTTATTCCCCTTAAATACATGTATAGTTACTTTCCTAGCCATGGATTACATTCCTTTTTTCTTAGATCTAGACATATGGCTTCCACCATAACCCATTCCACGCATTTGACGTTTCATTCTTTCTTCTGGCATTCCTGTCATTCCACCAGCTTGGTATTTCTTTTTCATACCACCTCCATACATAGCTTTCTTCTTATAAGTAAGTTCTGGATTTGCAGCAGCTAAAGCTTCTAAACCTTTACTAGCTCTCATCATATCTTGTTTTTTTCTCATGGATCCACCCATACCATAGGTCATTTTTTTCTTTGATCCACCCATTCCGTATGTTACAAGGCCATTTTTACTTTTAAAGCCTCCTTTTAAATTGTTTGGCATAATTTCTAATTTTTAATAGTTATTTTTTATTCTTTACCTTTTCCACAGAACGGCCCCCAAAATAGGCACCTATTACTGTAATTAATACTAGTTGCAGTAAATCAGTCCACTTCTCTTCTACAACAAAACTTATTGCACCTGCGTCAATAAAAATAAGCAACATAGTGCAAACAATTAAAAATATAAGAACCATTGGTCTTACATTCTTAGATAACCAAGAGTCAGATGCCATATCAGCATTCCAACGGTCTGTTATTTGTTTATCCATTTCAGCTTCATGCTTCAGGATTAATTCTTTTAGTTTTCTTTTAGCTTCTAGCTTTTCATCTTTAGAAGTAATTAACTCATCTAATACTCCTCCTACAGATTCTACTAGTTCACCTCCAGCACTACTAAATATTTTTCCTAATATTCCCATAATTTATTTTTTATAGTACACCGTTGGGTCCTACAGCTCTCATTACTGGTTTATGATATTCACCGCCACACATGTACATTTTAGATCCTCCACATTTGTAGACTTTCTTTTTAATTTTCTTTTTCTTTTTTTTCTTTGTATGATACGGCATAATTACAATATATTATTAGGTCCCATTTCCATTCCATAAGGACAACCGCAGCCTTGCAACTGATTTGTTTGTCCACCTGTTTTATATTTTACCACACTTCCGCCTTCTTGCTTTTTAAAGCTTTTAAGTGTCTTTGCTAAATTACATCTTTGTTTTGCTTTTGTAGATGGTGGATTTTGACAATACTCAGATATACTCTTGCCTGCATTTTTTGCTGCTGCAGTAAGAGATCCTGGTTTTTTTATTGCATCTTTAATCCAATTCTTAGCCATTACAAATATTTATCAAATGCTCCTGACTTAACAACGTCTGCAAATAACTTAAACTGTTCTTTTGTAAATTCAGTGTAGCCTTCATCATCACCACCAACTACAACTTTATCTGAGTCAGTAGAAATGTCAATTGCTGGACATGATTTACAATTAGCACAGAATGTCATTTGTGATCTTCCTGCAGATACACTTACATTTTTAAGTCCTTCAAAGTTTTCTAGTTCCATTTTGTTAGTTTTTTATAATTCAAATCCAAAGTTTAAGATCATAAATCTAAATTTTGAGCATGCTGCTTTTTTGTTTTCACACATTTCACATGGGCAAAACATAATTTCTAGCACAGTCACTTTACCTAATCTAAAATTTATCTCGTACTTCTCTTTTTTGTTTCCTGCTTTCCAGGAATTAATCCAATTAATCATAATAATCATATTAAGGTTATATAATAATATACAAAAAAATAATTAGAATATCACGTAATTTAAGCCTATTTTAAAGTCATGCCATTGTCTATTCCAATACTTATTGTACTTGCCTTCTAAGAAGAATCCTAGGTGTTTGCTAGCTTTCCATCCAAATATTAATCCACCTGAGTAATCATACCATTGTTCTCCTTCATTAATATTGTGATAAGAGTATTCACTGCCTGCATCATAATGATAAGGCATTATGTTTCCCCAGGTATGAACCCAAAAGTCTTTTGTAAAGTGGTAATAGTCTAACCCTATTACTAGAGAATGGTTCCATTGTGTTGGCAACTCATTTCTTTTCTTCTCTACAAAGTTAGAGAGGACCTCTGGAATGACTACAGCTTCCCACACCTGGGTGTTCTCTGCTACAACACTTCCGTTTGGATCAATATAAGTAACTCCTCCTGAGCCATCAAATTCTACATTGTACCCTTCCTGTAAAGCAAGGTTTGTATAGTGTATGTCTCCCGTGTTTAGCACCCAATCTTCCAATGGATCGTATCCATATGGTTCTGATAGTCTTTGTACTGCTCCTATGTTGAATGATAGTTTATTTCCTATCTTTTGTCTGTATCTTTGTGATGACTCGTAATACTTAATATCCGCAAAGCCATCCTGTACATATTCTACTTTTGCTATCCATCTATCTGCAACGTATCTTAAAAAGTGTTGCTGGTTAAGAAAGTTCGTACCTTGTTGTCTAGCGTAATCTAATTCAAAAAGAAATTCAAATCCTTTAACTTTACCTAACGTAGCAGCATCACTATATGTTTTTTCTGTACCGTCATAGAATGCATTAGCTCTGTTCTCGTATCCAAATCTAGCAATCTTTCTTACACCTACTGACATTGAATAATCAAATGGCGTTTTAATAGTTGTAGTTTCTAAACCATTCGTAACTGAAAACACATCTATATCTGAAATAGAGTTACTACCATTTATAGCACCGTAGAATGTAGCAAACTTAAATGTTTTCTTAAGATTATTTTTAAATTTATTTTCTTGGCCAAGTGCATTTGTTGTTCCTAATATAAATATTAGTATCATTAAGACAACATAAACAAATGGTGTTATATCTAGAGACCTTTTCATTGTTTAATAATTCTTTTAGAAATTCTTATCTTATCTTTTATTATAACTAAGTTATATGCACCTTTTGACCAACTAGAAAAGTCTATTCTTTTGTCTTCTGTATTAATCATAAGTCTACCCATCATATCATAAACGTTTATCTCTATGTCTAATCTTGTATCTATATTTAAAATATTCTCAGTAGGATTAGGATATATCATAATGCCATTTATACCAAGCTCATCAACAGATGTTGGCCAACCTTGCTCACAATAATCATACATTGATTGACATGAAGCATCCCAATCATTCTCACAACAGTATACATCTACATCAATTACCCAAGCATAACAACCATCATTTAACCAATAAGGATTACCTGGTCCAGTAATACAACCAGCATTATACAAACAAGATGCTGAGTCATTAACATTTGCTAGTGGTTCATAGTTCCACGCACCTTGATCCATGCATCCTGGAACCACTTCAATACACGTGCCGTTGTCAGTATTAGCCAACGGATCATAATTAAGGGCAGTACTATCAGTACAACCATAAACGTAAGTAATACAACTAAAGTCTTCTGTATTAGCTTGTGGGTTGTAGTTGAGCATACTAGGGTCAGTACAACCATAAATAAAAGGAATGCAATTGTTATCATCTGTATTAGCTAAAGGATTAAAGTTAAACATGGTTGAGTCCATACAACCAAAAACAAAAGGCTCACAAGAACCGTTATCTGTATTAGCAATAGGATCATAGTTAAACATAGAAGCATCCATACATCCATATATAAATGGAATACAAGAACCATCATCTACGTTGGCTGAAGGATTATAGTTAAACATAGTTGGATCAGTACATCCACTCAATGGATATACGCAACCATTATTTACAGTTGCAGTTGGATCATAGTTAAGTGCTGTTGAGTCAGTACAACCTACATAATAACAACTTCCATCATCTGTATTAGCATT